TGAAACTGCGTGTCGAGGTCATGCAGCGTCTCCGGCATCGGCAGTGCATGCACGCTGCCGTCGGTGTCGGTGTAGGCAATGCCGCCGCCCACGCCTGGGTCGATGGCGATGTAGTTTTGAGTGCTCATTTTGATGCCACAAGTGGAGCCTGCCCAATCTTTCGCTGCACAATCTCATCCGGCAGCACTGCACCGGCTGCACTCCAAAGAGATTGCGCCTTTTTAAGGCTGATCGAGCCTTGCGCTAGAATCGCGTCACCGGCACCGATTGCACCGTTTCGCACTGCCTGCGCGATATGTTCGGCCTCGATGTACTCGCTTGCACGCGGCTTTTGCAGTCTCCAGCCTGGCACCTTCACGCCAGCTTCAAGCAATCCGCGTGCCTTCTCCTTGGCAGCGTCTCGGAAGTCGTCCAGCGTCTGGCACGCTGCCAAGAATTGCCCGAGCCGGTCTGGGTCATTGAGCAGTGCCAGAAATCCCTCGTCCTGGACTGTCGGCGCGAGCCCGGCAACGGTCACCAGCGCGCTGTCTTTGCTGGCAACTCTCGCAGGACAGGTCAGGCTTTTTGCACACCAGCCGCAGTACTCGTTTTCAACCGGCGCGGTGCCCACGTTGGCAAGCACGCTGTGCACTAGGTCGTGCGCTTCTTGGTAACTCCAGCGGTGACTGACAACCTGCTTCTGATCGCAAAACAGCAAATGCGTCGTCCAGTACCCCACAAAGTGCGTCTGCATCAGCCCCAGTGCGTAGGCTGCCATCTGTGCGGCGTAGTCGTACACCTGCCCGCTCTTGAGGTCGATTGACCACTGCCCGCGCACTGCCACGCCATCAGCGGTGCCCTCGTGGTCAAGTCCGATTGTGCGGACCTTGCAGTCGGCCTCGTCGGTCGTCAGCCGGTCAGCGCCGCCGTTGAGCAGGATGCACTTGTTGATGGCCCATTGCACTGCTGCTGTGTCCTCGTCGTTAAGGTCACGCGGCAGCTCGCCGGTCGTCCAGGCGTCGCGGAAAACACGGTCCAGCATAGTGCCGCGTGCGGCGGCCTCGGACGTGCCAGAAGCGCCTTGGTACTGGCCGCACAGGGCCAGTTTTGGGAGTGAGGAATGTCGGATGTTCATTAGAATAGGCTGGGTTGAGCTTCAATGTTGCGCAGGTTCGTAACGGCGTGTTCTGCGTAGGACTTTTTAAGTTCAGACCCGACAAAACGCCTGCCAAGGGTCAAAGCGCCGTACCCTTCGGAACCGATGCCCGTAAACGGCGAGTAAACTAAGTCGCCCGGGTTACTCCAAAGCGTGATGGCGCGTTCGATCACGTCAAGCTGAAGCGGGCAAATGTGTTTTTCGTCGGCTTGGTCGCGTGCCACTTCGCCGTTTAACACTCGCCCTTGGTCAACTGTCATCCAGACTGGAGACGCTACCTCCTGCCACCAAGAAACTGGAAACTCTGATCCGTCCTTTGTCACTGGCACCACCGTTTCCCCCGGAGCGCGAAACACGAGTAAGTAATCAGCGCAACCAACTCGCGAACTGGATGAATCGGTTTTCAGCGTTTTGTGGAGTAGCCCGTGCGCTTTGGTGCGCTGCATCTCTGTTACCGGACTCTTCCAGATGCAGATGCGAGAGTGAAACAGGAAGTCATGCTTCCAGAAGGCTCGGATGATCTCCCCGCTAAAGTCTTGGAACTGGATTGCGCCGTGTTTCCATTTTGTCGAAAGAAGGTCCACGCAATGCACCGCGACTTCGCGCCCAGGTTGCATGATCCGTTTGAACTCCTGGATCAGAAAATCAAAGTGCACCATAAAGTCTGCCATTGAGTCACAGTTTCCCATGTCTTGCGGATCGTTTGAGTAAGTAAACAAGTCAGCAAACGGCGGACTGAAAACTGAAAAGTCAATTGAGCCAGTCGGGATCGTTTTTGCCACTCGGACACAGTCACCGTGATGCACTGTCCAGTTGTTCCCGGTGTACGTTTCCACTCCGGTTTCCGCTTCCACTGTCTCGGACTTCTGAAAAGTCATTTCTGCTGCTGCTAGTTTCATGTTCTCTTGCATTTTCTTATGTTGCTCAATTTTGCGTCTGATTGATTGAAGGATGGCTCCTTCCGTCTTTGCCTGCACGATGTAGGCGTTCACCTCTTGCGTTTGCCCAAACCTGTAAGACCGCCTTAAAGCTTGGTAAAAGTCCTCAAACGAGTAGGAGAGCCCCACAAACGCCACGTTGCGGCAGTGCTGCCAGTTGAGCCCAAACCCAGCAATGCTTGGCTTTGTGATAATGACGCGAGCCCGTCCTTGGCTGAAATCGGACAGCAAAGACTCTTTGCGGGATGGCGCATCCGAGCCACGCACTTCAATCGCATCCGGGATTCGCTGGGCAAGATTGTCTGCTTCGTCGTTTGTGTTACACCACACAATCCAAGGTTCATCTGATCCGTTCACTAGATTTGCGACAGCATCGGATCGGTCTGCCGATGTCATGCGCATTTCCCTGTGCATCGTCGTCGCGGATAGCGTGGCAATGCGAAACAAGTCGTCCCCGGTGTCTGTGCTGATGTCAGCGTCCACTAGAATCGTTTGCATGTTGAGTGATGGCAGATCGTACCCATCGTTTTCAAATCCAATATCAGACGGCTTTGAAACGCACGCGGCCCAACTTGCCAGCCACTTCCAAAACTCGCTTTCAGCGTGCTTTTTAAGCCTCCAGTCGCCAGTGTTAAACGTGTCGTTCACAAAGAACGTCGCAAGCATCTGAGCAAGCGAGCAGATGCCAAGAAACTCAGCGTGCTGCCCGAGTTCAGTGTAGTCGTTCGGTGACGGTGTCGCGGTACATGCGAGCCTGTACGGTGTCTGCGAAAAGGCATATGTCAGTGCTTTTCTCGTTTTTCCTGTGAAGGATTTGAGAATACTACTCTCGTCCAAAACTACCCCGGCAAACACTGAGCAATCAAAATGCTCTAGCTTCTCGTAGTTTGTGATCCAAACTCCTGGTGCGGTAATTTCGTCACCGCTCGCGATCTGTTTTGCTTCGATGCCAAACTTCTGCGCCTCCCTAGCTGTTTGAGATGCCACCGCAAGAGGAGTCAGGATAAGCACGCTGCCGCCAGTGTGCTGCACTACCTGGCTCGCCCATTCGAGCTGCTGGGCAGTCTTGCCAAGTCCGCAGTCCTCAAACAGTGCGCAACGCCCTTTCCTAACCGCCCAACGCACGATGTGCGCTTGCCAGTCAAAAAGCGGCGCAATGATCGGCAAAGGCTCAAAACCGGCATCCCGCACGGTCTTTTGCTTTCCTGTGATGTATTCGTCGTAAGTCATTTTTTAGCCTTAAAGTTTTTTGCGTTCAACTGTGCGACCTTGCGCTTGCACTCCATGCTGCACGTTTTGCGCGGGCCTTTGCCCTTGCGATAGTTGGCAAACTCAATGCCGCAGACCATGCACGGGATTTTGACCGTCGTTTTGACGCGCGCCAGCTGCGCCTGAGACAGCAGAGTCTGTAGGCATTCCCGGGAGCATGCTTTAGCCTTTTTCTCGTTTGGTCTAAAAATTGTCCCGCAGGCTGTGCAAGGCTTCATGGGCCTTCGGCAATCAATGCAGCGCTGACTCCATGCCGTCGGCAGTTGCACGCCGCATCCGCAAAACCGGACCTTGTGCGGCTTTGGTGCCCGGATGCGCGGCTGACGCTCGCGGTCCCAGCACGCGGTGCATTTAAGCGCCCTGCGCCCCATTAGTTCACCGCACGCACAGAACTTAGTCTGGCGCGGTGCACGCCGCCGAAACAATCCACCAGACGCCGCCTTGTCCAGGATGGCACCGGCCTGCGCCTCGGTCAGCGTGGGCTCATCTGCCCGACGTGCCAGTCCCCGCCGGACGGCGTCGGCTACCAGCTGCGCAGCCTCGCGCAGTATTGCCTGGTTCTCCGTTTCGTTTGTCGCAGCCGGGCCAAACTCGTATTCCCGAGTACGTGCCGACGGACTCCAGCAAGGCTTGCCGTTGAGCAATCCGCTCATGTAGCCGCTCATGCTGCCCTCCTTGCCATTGTCAATGTCGTGAGGATCGCCAGCCCGGCGATGACAAGCGACTCGCCTAGGCAATCGCAATACTGGATTGCCACGAGGTCAGCGATCAGGAGTGCGCCAAGGCCGCAGGCGTAGGCAACGCTGTGCCGTTTTGTGTTGGGTGCGGTTGGTTGCGGGCCTTGATACGGCCTGCGTGAATAGTGTGAGGTGCTCATTTGTTCGTTGGTTCGTGTTTCACTCTCAGACGAAGGACGGCCTCGTCAGCACCCGCATTACGAGTGGACGCCCCGAAGGGCGTTTCGGCCTAGCTGTACACAACCTCGATAAAGTTGCTTGCTTTCATTTTGTAAGCAAAATCATTCCATCGTTTTGCGGCTTCGCAATATTTTGGGTTACCCATATCCAAAGCGTAAACGCCAGTAGAAACGGCGTCCAATTCCGCTTTCAGCCGAAGAAAGGTCTCTGCCTCGATTGGGATCGCAGCTTCAATCTCTGCGATCAATTTTTTAGATGCTGGTCTGTGTGCCATAAAATTTTGTCGTTTTTTCTAACGACGACAACTCTAGCCACCCAAACGCGGTTGGCTAGCATTATTTTCAACTTTTTTTCGCCCGCCGTAACGCGTTGCGTTCACGCGCTTTAGGTCTAGGCTTGCACGCATTCCGGCGCGCTGCCTCTGCTTTTTTTTCAGATTTTACTGCGCCGCCCAGCTTCCCGATCTCTCGGCAGTGTTCTCGGAGTGTTTTTTCAGTGCTCATGGCGTTCTAAACGGTTGATTTCGCGGTTAATGTACCAAGCGGCCTTGTGCAAGTCCTCCAGTGCCTTGCCTTTGAGCCCGGCACGCCACAAGTACTTGATAGCATTGCCGATGCAAAAATTGAAGTGCTCCGTGATCTGGATGCACTCCACGCCAGACGCGTGCGAAGTGTAGTGCGGTGGGTGGTTGACTGGGTCACTCATTGGATTTGAATTCTGCAACTTGCTCCAAAAACAGCTCGGCAGTCTTTGCCGCCACGGTGAAAACCAGCGGGCCAGACTTTGGCGTGCCGGTGCAGAAAAAGTGCCCGTTGACCTCGGCCATCACAAGAAGCCGGGTTGCCTTAACGTGTTCAGCCGTCAGGTTTGCTGCAGTTCGAAGCGCCAGCGTGATGCGCTGGCTTTCCTTTTTCGTCATACCCGCAGCCTATCCAGCCACGGTTGGTTGTCTAGTGGCTGTTTTCCGTCAGCGTTGCAAGTGCCTTTGTTTCAAGGGGGGAAACTGTAAAACCCCGTCGCAGGATCTCCCTGCGCACCATACGGCTACTTGCTGGGTCCTAGGCCCAAATTATTCTCCGGCAGGTATCAAACCAGACTGAAAAAGCTCTGCTTCCTCGTCCCTGCGCCGTCTTAGCCCGCGAGTGTCGGGCCAGAGGCGTTTCATCGCGCGGATCTGGTCAGGAATCTGCGCCAGCTCGTTGACGCGGAGCAATTCTTGGATGCGGACCATTTCGCGGCGCCGGTCTCCGCTCAAGTTCGGGCCGCGATTAAACACAATCGACACCAGTGCTGCCGCGCAATCCCCCGGGAGTGCCTGCACCTGCGGCCAGATTCGGAGAGTGCGCAGGTACCAGGTCGGAACTGTGACGTCCTCAAACACGGCCAGCGCTGCGTCCCACGGGATCACGAGGTGCCGGACGTGCGGCAGGATAAACTTTGCGTCCTCTCCGCGTCGGTTAGAAACGCCGATCAGTGCCGCCAGTGTCTTTTTGTCAAGGTGCGGGTCCCACGCCCTGGCGGTCTCGGTTGCCGGAGTGTGCCCGAGGTCCCAGCCGATCCCGATTGTGACTCCCGACGATTCCCCGGGCCATTCCGGGTTGCGGTTGTACTCGTGCTCTCCGCCGGTTTCCCAACCGATAATTGCCTTGATGCCGCGCGAGCTAAGGTTAGTCGTCATCCTCGTCATCCTCCACGGTTTCGGTTTCCGCACAAGGGCCTTCAGACCACCGCAACGCCTGGTACTGTCGCGCGTAAAGGCTGCCTGCACCGGCCTCAAACGTCGTGTAGCTGTCGGTGTCCGAATCGTGCGCAAGTATTTGCACGCAATCAAAATGCTCGCCGATCTCGGCAACCATGCGGTCAAGGTAAGCCTGCTTTTCCTCGTCGGTCATAAGATGAAGAAGTGGCGCGCTATAAGTTTGCGCCCGTCGATTGTCGTTGTCATGTAACTCTTACAAGGCCACTTTTTCCGTTTTGCCAGGCGCATTATCGCCTCAAAACTTACGCCCAGCATGTCCGCGATTTGGCGCACACTGTACCATCCCTCTGGCGGCGGTTCCCCGAGCAACTCGGCCTTTAGGGCGGCGATGATCGATCCGGTTAGATCGGCAGCCGGAACTCTTGGTTTTTGGTCTCTTTTGCCAGCCATATTACGGTTTCGTTGTCTGAGTATTCGCCCCAAGCAAAGCCCCTGCTCCAGGACGTGGTTGCCCTGCGCTGGGCACTGTATCCCATGGCGTTCACGTCCCCGAGCCAGCCAACACAATAGCCGGTAGGGTGCGCACGGTTCCGGCCTTCGGCCTGCTGCACCCGGTGTAGGTGCGCGATCACCACTTTGCTTGCGGCCCCTTCGCAGATTGCCTCGGCATGATCCCGCACTGCGTTTTCGTTGACCATGTACCCGTGCCCGAACAATGCGTCTCCGTAGAGCCGCCAGCCTTGCTGGAAATTATAGTCCACAACAGCGCACCGCATGTCCTTGGCCCTGTCGGTAATTTGTGCCATTACACGGGCTGCCAGTGCGGCCACGATGGCACGCGGTGATTCCATGAGCGTATTCAGTCGCGCCTCGTGGTTGCCAAGAAAGTAAACCTGCGGCTCGAGTCGCGAGAGGAACGCGAGCCCGTCGTTAAGGTCCGACTCTGGGTCCACCGCATCGTCAGCTGTGCCAGCTGCGCCAGAGCGAAGGCAAGCGAGGTCGATTGCGTCGCCTAGGTGCAGCGTGGTGTGAGGCTTCCAGCGCTTTTTAAACGCCAGCACCTTGTTGAGCAGTGCCTGGTCGGCGTGGTGCCCGTGCGAGCACCCAACGGCCAAAAACCGCTTCCACGCTCGCGTGATGTTTGCCATGCGTCAGACGCGCGCAACAAACGTCGTCCCCGGCCCCGGGATTTGCGGCAGCCTGCCGTCCTTGTCGTAAATGCCGCTGTACGGGTTGATCTTGTCAACCGGCAACGCCACGCCGTCAGTTCCCGCTGGCGGGAGGATTCTTTTTACGGCGGCGAGGACTTGTAATCCTGCTGGAGGGGTCGCGCCGAGGTAGCGGGCTTGCAGGCTTGGAATCACAGGAACAGGTAGGACAGTCATTTTTTTTGAGGAGTTGCTTGCCAAAAAACCCAAGAGCAATGCCACCAACGCCCGCGACAATGGCCCACGTCCCCGGCGCTACGGTCGAGAGCAGTGTGAGCAGCAGCGAGACATTGCCAGCGGTTAGCGTCATTTGCGCTCGTTCCGAATCACGTCGACGACGCCAAAGATTGCGACGATCGCAGAACCGAGTTCGCCGCCAAGTCCGGTCGAGTAAAAGCCCAGTGCGGCCCCGAGCTTTGCAAGTCCGAGCCATGTCGAAGGCTGCTTAGCGTAATTTTTGAGAGTCTGTTTCATGGTCGTTAAGTAGTCGTTCCCAGAGCGCTTTGCGATCTGCCTCGCACTCCTTGATTTTGCCGTGGAGGTGCCACACTGCGGCCAGCGTAAGAGCCATGGAAAGCCCCTGCGCGGCTGCCTGCTGGGCAATTAGGTCAATGAGCTGGGTCATGCGAAATACGGCGTGTTCGGCGTGATCCGCGAGTACACAAAGTCCAAATTTGCCACCACTGCCGTTGCAATCGCCGCCGTGCGGTTGATGTGAGCAAAGAAAAACAACCGAGCTGTCGGAATGTTGGTTGTATGCGTGGCAACCGTGTTGCCGTCGATTTTGGCAACCACCTGTGTCCCAGCTGCGTTGATGAGAATTTCCAACGAACGGAAAGTGTTTGTTGAGAATGAAATGCCAGTTGAGGTCAGCGTTTCGTTTCCACTTGTTCGCGTCACAAAATCAATCGCCTGTCCGTTTTGAACTCGAAAATAGATGCCGTTTGCTGATTCAGCCGTGATGGAATCACCCCAACCGCACCGGAAAGCACCAGTCAACGTGCCGTCAAACCAAGTAACTCCGCTTTGTCCTGCTCGAAAAATTACGCGAGCGGCAGAATTGCCAATCAGCGCCACACTAGCAGCCTGATTGACGCGAGCCTGTTGGGTCACCGCTGCTGCCGTGCCGGTTGACATTGCGACAACACCAAATCCAGCGTTGACCTGTGAGTTGGTGCCGCCAGTTACGCCAAATGTCAAATTTCCCGTCAGGGAAGCAGTACCCATGAACTGCTCAAAGAACTCAATATAAGCGCCCGGCGTCGGCACGTTTGCCAGCGCATTTGTCAGCCCATCAATTTTGCTTTGCGCAATCGCCGCGTCAGCCGCCACATCTGCATCCACCAGCAGACTCGCTGGTGATTGCAGCACGCCAGCCACATTTTTCCAAAGCCCTGTGCCCGCCACAAGCCCAAGGGATGTGTGCACATGGCTCGGCGTGTCGTCGCCAAACTCACCAGTCACGCTGTGCCCGTTGCCTGTTGCGTAGGCTTCGAGGGTCACATAAATGCGGTCAGTAACCAGCATGGCGGTTTCCGGCACCAGCACAGAAATCCCGACGAGCGCGGAGGTCTGGCCAATGGTTACCGCTGCCGAGGTCGCAAGCAGCGTCGGTGCGTTGCTGCCGTCATACTTGTAGACCTTGGCGCGCACGCTGTTGCTGTGGTTGTTGTCCGCAACACCGTACAGCCAAACATTGAAGTCCCAGAGGCCCGCAGGGATGTCAGTTGAGCCCGGATCCTGCGGCGTGGACTCGGACACGAAACCCGCAAACTGCGTCCAGGTTGTCGGCGTCAGACTGCCGGTTGTCGCCGTCGTCTGCGTTGCGTCTGCGCTGCGCCCGAGTTGTTTGGGAGTGCCTGGCAGGTTTGTCGTCGGTGCGTCGGCATCGGTGCCCTGATTGAGGTAATAGGTCAGCCCGTTCGCACCACCGCCGCCACCGCCCGTAGAAGCTGCAGGAGCCCATTGAGAGCCGTCCCATGTCAGCACCTGCCCGCTCGTGGGTGCAGTGCCGGAAACTGCGGAGCCCTTGATTTTGTCGACGCTTGTCGAGTGCAGCCCGCCGGAAACGTCGCCGGAGAGGATGGGAGAGTTGAGAGAAGGCATGTCAGTAAGTAATTGTGATGCTTGCGTCTCCGTTTCCTTCGGAGATCACGATTGAAATGGTTGTGCCTGCAACGGTTGAGAAATCGACAGGGTCGGCAAAACTAGCTCCGGGAGTTCCCGAGCCTCCAGGTATTGCTGTGCCGCCTTGGCCTGGAGTTCCTGCTGATCCTTGTAATGGATTGCCAAAATAAAGCAAAGCAGTTCCACCTGCGCCTCCGCCTCCTCCAGAATGATTTGCCCCACCGCCGCCACCTCCCCCGCCGTTGCCAATATATCCCCCGGCACCGCCATCGCCTCCGTTTCCTCCGTTTGTTGCGCCAATTCCTCCAGCTCCTCCGAATGGATCGATGCTAGATCCATTACCTCCAGCTGTTGCGTCAACCCCGCCTGCGCTCCCGCCACTGCCTGGTGTGCCAGTGTTGCCGCCGTTGCCAGCGTTTGGTCCGTTTCCTGTACTACCGGCTGCCGGTGACAAATAAACGCTGCCATCAGAATTAACTGCACCTCCACCGCCGCTGCCACCGCCGCCATACCCCGCAACACCAGCGGCTCCACCTGTGCCCCCCGGCAAACTCCAAGTGATGGCAGCAATAGCAATGCCCTTGCCATCGCTGCCCGCAGATGCGGTTCCGTCGGCACCATTTGCGCCAGTTGTTGCAACAACCGGATTTCCTTCAGTGTCGAAATAAGCATTGAAACCCGTCTGCCCTGGTTGTCCATTGGTTGCCGTGCCGTCTGTGCCTGCGGCAGAACTGGCAGAAACATAAGCGTATCTCACCCAAGCCGGTACGACCCACGTGTGCGTACCGGCGGTGTTAAAAGTTACGCTACCGTTCAGCGAAGTTGGTTCCCACTCTGAGTTTGTGGCGTTCCAAGCCAGCACCTGCCCGTCAGTCGGTGCAGTCGTGGCAATGTCGCGGCCTTGCAGCGATGTTGCATCACCACTGCCTCCGCCGCCGGAACCGGCGACCAATGCTCGGATGCTGATCAATTCGCCAGCAACGGGAGCCTCTACAAAGGTGATAGTGCCGCCTGCGGTCGAGGTGATGGCGTACTTGCTAGGAGGCTGGTCAATGCCGCCCACGCTGACAATGTACCCACCGTCCGCCGTGCCGTTATATCCGGCAAAAGTGAACGCCGTTGTCGTGCCGTCTCCGGTGTGTTCGGTCACCGTAGTGCCAGCGGCCACTGGCCCGTTGAGTAGCGTCACGCCGGCGTCTGCACCGAGGAAAAGCTCGCCGGTCTGAGTATTTACGGCAAGCTCCCCGAGATTGAGCGTTGTCGGATTTCCCGACGCGCCGCTCCTGCGCTTTGGTATGATCGGGAAAGCCATAGACTAATATGTACCTGCGGAAGCCACGGTGGCGGTGCCGTCTCCGGCGATTTCGATGCTTGCGGATGACTTGATGCCGCCCACCACCGTGGATGTCCCCGGGATGATTTTGGCAGCGCCTGCGGAACTCACGAAAAGCGAATTGCTGGAAACTGGGTCCACGCTGAGCACGCCGAGTTGTGAGGTCGTCGCAACCTGCAGCTGAGCGGTCGAAAGAAACCCACTGGCAGTCAACTCGGGAACACCACCAGGCGTTGCCAGCTGCGTCAGCTGAGCAGTGCTCACCGCGCCGATATTGGCAGGCGTCAGCGTGATGTCTCCGTTGACTGGGAGCACAGTGTTGACGCTGAGCACCTCGGATTTGGCACCGTCGACGAAGTCCCAGGTGCTGCCGTTGAACACAATCCAGTCCCCGGCCTCCACGCGTGTTTGCCCGTCGATGGCAGGCGAGAGTGTTGCGCTGTTGGACGCAACGTAGTAATCGCCCTTGGCAGCCGTGCCGGCCCCGACAACGCCGCCGGATGCGATCACCGGCGATGTGTTGACCGTCCACGCTCCCTTGTATGTCACACCACCGATGATAGCGGATGGCAGCTGCGCCGTGCTGATTTTGCCGTCCACGCCCAGCTGCGGGATGAGCCCTGCAATCGCCGAGGTCGTCAGCGCGCCAATCTGCGCCGTGGTCAGGTTTTGGATCTGGTAGGTCGAGATCAGCCCGTCAGCGGTCAGCTGCGGGACCTTGTTAGCTTCGGCAAGCCTGGTGAGATCATTGGTGGTCAGCGCGCCTTGCGTGCCGCCGATTTCGACCACGCCAGAGTTTGCCTTGAAATACAGTTTACCAGATGCCGTGTTGACGGCCAGCTCGGCCAGCTGCAGAGCGCCAGCCAAAGGCGCGTCGGGCGAGGTCGTAACAGCGTTGCGTATGGGGATGATCGGGAATGCCATGGTCGTGGTTTAGTAAGTGCCTGCGGTAAAGTTGGTGGGCACCCACTCGGTGCCGTCGTATTGAAAGACTTGACTTGTTGTCGGTTCCGTCGCGGAAACGGTTTTGCCTCGAATGCCAGTGACGGTTGCCACCGTGCCGCCGCCGCCGGTTGCGAGCGAAAGGTCGCCGGTCACGCTGGTCAGCGATCCGGGAGGTCCTTGCGGGCCTTGGGGTCCCTCTGGGCCTTGCAGCCCGGGAGCGCCGGTGAGTAATGTGACCACCAGAGGGCCACAGAGTGTGTTGCAGCTCATGGTCAAGATATAGTGACGCGGGCCTCGATTAACCGGATGTCCCAGCCGTCAGGCCGCTGGACGTTGACGGTCAACTGAGCCCCAAATTGTGCCGAGAAAAGTGCGGTCTGTGCGTTGGTCAGCCGCAGCGAAACAACGTCCGGTGTCGGTCGCACAATGCTGGGCGTTGTCAGCGAGACGCCTGCCGAGGTCTTGAGTGTGACACTGACAAACCAGTCAGTCAGGTCGGTGTAGTCGCTGCACGGGCCGTCCTGCTGCAGCTGGAAAGAAAAGTCCCAGTCAGTCCCCCGCTGAATCGTTGAGCTTGTCTGGACGGCGACCATTACACTCTAGGGGTGTGGGACAAGGTAGTTTCGTGCCGAGTCGCAACACCCGCTCACCGGCTGCGCTCCTGCAGGCCATGCCCTGGCGGCCACCTCCTCGTCCCGGCTTGGCAGCTTGCCAAGCGGACACTGCGGCTTGTCGGCCAGTATGTCCCAGCGCGTAGGACAGCCTGCGTACCTGTCGCAACTTAAGCACACCTGCGCGCGCTTGTCAGCAATCCATTGCGGGATCATTCGATGTACGGGGTCGCCGTGAGCGTCACGGTGTAGGTGTTCGTCAGCACGTCGCCAGTCTCGGGATTTGTCACCGTCTGGCTAATCTCCGTCACGTTGCCGTCGATAAACTCGTCAACGTAAAGCTCGATGTAGACCTCAGGGTCTGTTGTGTTCAGCCGGAATGCAGCTCCAAAGTTGCTTGGGAAACGCTCTTGCAGCCAGTTGCGCGTGGTGAGCCTGTACGTGCTCCAGGCGTCCCCAAAGTTGTTTATAACGGCGACGGCAGGCTGGATATTGGTTGCGACGCCGTTGTTGCCGCCGTTCCAGCGAAAAAGCAGGTCGATCGTTTCGGGTTCGCCGCCTTCGTAAGTGAGCGTGATCTGCACCGGGTTGCCATCGTCAATTGTTTGGTTTGTGCTGACAAATGGTCGATTTGCAAAGTCATTTTCCAGTCTGGCGGCATCGCGGTCTGTTGAGCTGTACGACACATCGGTAACCCAAAACTCTCGCGGCCCGCTGGGTGGCTCGTAAACAAATGCGTCAGCGGTCAGCTTTGTCCAGCGCTGCCCGTCAAATTTTACACCCTGACCGGCGATGAAATAGCGCATGCCGTCGATGGCGTCGGCTTCGTTTTCGATGTAGTAAGTCGCCGTTGGCAGCATTATCGTGCCAGGTAACGCCAACTCGCCGTCAGCAAGTCCGCCGGATGCCAGCACGGGACTGCTGTTCGGTGTCCAAAAAAATGTCCTGTCTGGTTTTGGGTAACGATATTGCGATGCAACGACCCATTTACTACTGCCGCCAGTCCCAGAGACTGAGACGCGGTCGCCGGGGTAAACGCGGGTTAAAAAGTCAATCGGAGGATCAATCGGAATCGGGTCATCAACGCCTGCGCCGTCTGGTTGAGCCACCGTGTAATAACCGCGCACCACGAGGTCTCCGTCTGCATTGCCATCAGCGCTTAGGACTGGCGACGTGTTGACGGTCCATGTGCCTCGGTTTTCAAAGTTGACTAAGCCCTGCGGGAACTGCGGCAGCTGTCCCACGCTGGCGACGCCCGAGTTGTTGCCAACTGATCCCTGGATACCAAAAGTGCGAAACTGTTTTTCCGATCCAAACGGAACGCCGCACGTTTCCTCTTTAACCGTCAACTCATCAACAAACTCGATTGGATTGACTGTGCCGTTAAGCGTCCAGTCTACAGGCTGCCCAGACGTGTTGGAAAACGGGTAAAACTGCCCGCTGCCCGTAATCTGGACGGAGATGTCTAGCCGCGCTCGCCTGTTGTAATCGTTGAGAGACATGCTACGCGAGTGAGCACGGACTCGGGAATGGCTGCTGGCAAACGTTGCGAATCTGCGTGATGACTGGCGGGTCTGCGGTCGTGTCTACTTGCACGCTCGCGATGAGATTGTATTGCGTGTCGGTCGTGTTGGATTGCAGTCCAGTTTCAACTGAAAAACTGATTGAACTTGGGAGCAACGTCGTGAGGTTGAACTGGATTTTGCTGTAGATGAAGCAATTCTCCGTTACCGTCAGCTTGAGCGTCGGATCGTTGTCGGGAAACATGCCCGTCGGCAGCATTTGCCAGATCAGGCCCCAAGCGACTTCAACTCTTAGCCCTGTTTCATCCGAGGCGTCTGTGCATTGAAAAGGACAGGGAATAGTGCTGCCACCACCACTGCCGCCCCGAACCTGATCGTTGACAATGATCGTTGTCCCTCCTGGTGTTCGCGAAAATGTTCCGCCGATCACGGAAGTGACCGAAGCAGCTCGGACGGCATTACTGAGCTTGTTGAGGTCAGCGCTGACAAGTTCTAGGCCGCGCCTAAAAGCAGGGAGGTCCATTAGGTGTAAAGTACTTCTTCCCAGTTGCTGCCGCGCGCAGAGCCCAAAAACTCGCGCGTAACACGCCACTTTGCTCCTTCCTGTTGCCCTGACAATCCGGTCAAAATAAAATTTACGGGGCCAGTGTCGCCACTATATCCCGGGTCGGAAATAACTCCAACTTCAGAGGCGTTAGGTTCGGTGTCTTCGAGCGTGGTCAGCTTTATAACAATGCGCGGCGCAAAGTAATTTGTGATGCCCTTTGTCCAAAGCGCGTACAACGTGGAAAACACTTCGTCTGTTTCGTCAGCAGGCGTCCACCCGTTCAAGTCTGGATTGTTCGGACTTTGTTTCCACATTGCCCAGTCTTTGCGATTTTTAGGGGTCAAACTTGCAAAGTACGGATGCGACTCCACCGGTTCTTGAGTTGTCGAAACGTCCAGTGCGTACACTGGCGGCATCACGTCAAAGAACTCCTCCACGACCGTCACCACTCCGTCTGTTTGATTGACTCGATACGACCGGCAATCTGCAGAGGGATCTTCCCATGGTCCAAGCGTCTGCTTGGTTGTCGTCCGCGTAATGAGCCCGGTTGGGTCTTTGCTGACCTCTTCTTGTGTTAGTGTCAGTGCCATAAATTAAGCTGTGAGCACTAGGCCTCCAGATTGAGCCGGTGCGATTTGATAGTCTTGGCCGCCTTGTTTCACCACGTCGATCAATTCTTTGATGTAAGTGCGAATGTCTTCCTGGATCCGAACGGATTGGTAGGCGGGAGAGTTGTCTTGCCCGCCAGACAGCAGCGCGGAACCGCCGCCCACTTTCTGCAGGCTGGAAATGTCCGGCATCCCAACAGCCGCGCCAGTGCCAGCTTTGCGCAAAATGTCCATGCCAGTTTGTGCCGCCCCTGGTGTTTGATATTTTTCTCTGGCTTCTTTTTGCGCTTTTTCAATCTCAGCCATCCCCTGAGTCAAATAATTTTCCTCAGTGCCAGGTGCTCCTTCTTGTTGTCCGCTTGGCCCCCGATCGCCGCCTAAAAGTTTTCCCAAAAACAGAGCCGGAGCCAACAGAAGTTCAGCGGCTTTGCCAAAAGCGTTCACGATGATGCTCGCTGCGCTGGAAAGGTACACAAAAACCTGTTTAGCAGCCAAAACAAACATGTTCAGTTCCTTGCCAGCGGCAACGCCAATTTGGCTAAAATCAAGCTGTGCGCTCTTGTCTAAAACCTCCATCAGTTGCGGGACAATTTCAGAAGCAATTCCGACAAAAAATCCTCTAATCTTATTGCCCGTGAGTCCAAGAATATCGCTTGCCCGGCCAAATACTCCCGCGTTTTGCAACAGCAAAGCGGATTGGTTTCCAAGCATTCTGCGGACTTCCTCCATGCCGCCAGCAGCAAAAACAGAAAGCAGTTTTGCGCCGGACTTTCCAAAAATGTCCATGGCAACGGCAGATCGTTGCGCGGGATTTTCAATTTTTGAAATTGCTTCGCCAATCTTCATCAGCTGCTCATCAGCGTTGAGTCCTTGAATTTCATCAATGGCGATGCCCATTATCTGGAATTTTGCAGCAGCGTCAGCGCTTCCAGATCCGGCTTCAGCAATCAACCGTTGCATTTTGGCAAGCACTGGCTGCACCTGCTCGGCCTTCATGCCGTTCAGGTCAAAAGCCAACTGCAATTCCATCAGTTTGTCTATCGCAACCCCGGTTTGTGCGTTGAGGTCAACCAGGTCATCGCCTAGTTGAATCGCCTCAGAAAAGTGCCGTGCGGCAAGCGTTAAAGCCCCAAAAATTGAAGCTCCACCGGCTAGCCTGCGCATCGACGACATTGCGCTTTGTATGCCGCTTTGAAAGTTGGACCAGTCGAGCCCTAAAGACGCAAAAATCATATCAGCGAATACGTTGTTGGTTGATAAAGTTGGCAGTGCTCCGCGCCATTGCGTTTGCTTGCATCGTTAATGCCACCGACAGTTTTTGCTGTATAGCATCGGAGTCTGTGTGTTCCGTGTTGTTCCGTACGAGATATTTCAACTCTGTAGCCGTGTCGCGGATTTCAACCGAACCAGACACTCGGTTTCCATGTCTGGCAATCCATCGCGGAATGCCGCCAACGCCAAAGCGATTTGCCCCAGCAATCCATCCTGAAGCCGTAAGACCTTGCTCTTCCAATAGTTTCTTGCGGACATAAGCAATGCTTGTTGTCCATGCAGGCATTCTTGGCCTTCCTCGAATTCTCCGCTTGTTATTCCGCTTGGATTTGTACCAAGCAAGCAGCTGCTCTGGTGACATCTCAAGTGCCTCGCGAGTCACACGAGTTCCGAAGATACGGGCAATCTGATCCCATCCCCCGGGTCGCGCTGCCGTTGCTCGGTAGCGGGCAGGAATTGGTTGGAATGCTTTGGCAATGTCTGAAGCGATTGCTTTTGCTCCCTGTTTTTTTCCACCCGCAAAGTCTACTCGGCCCGTTGGTTGTCCGTTTTGCCCTATGCGAATAGATGCACGCCGTCCACCCATTGGAGGGGTGACTGCAAAAACCAGACGCAATACCCCTTTAAAATTGCGAAGAACAACTTCGCGCATGGATCGGCGAGACGTTGCTGCAACTCGCTGAAGTTCCGCAGTAAATCTGGCCTGAGCTGCGGCGTAATCCCAACGAATGGCGTCACTCATCGTCATCGTCCTCCGGTTGCTGCGGCCTTACAAACAGGCTTTCTAAAGCCGCTTGTTGTCGTTTGGTGGTCCATGCCCCATTGCCCCAGATCGCGGCGTGGTACATGCGCAGCAGCATTGCCAGCGGTGCTCGTCGTTGCAGGTAGTCCAGTGTCCATCCAGTTTCACGCGCCAGCACCAAGAGGAAGGATTCCCCCCAGCCTGGCGCTGTTAGTTTTTTGGCTGATCCGTGCGGCCTCCAGGTTGCGGTATAACGTCCACGCGGCCCTCTTCTACTGCCTCAGCCTGCGCTCGGCACCATTCAGCTACCGGCTTTGCCAACGCCAGCGGAAACGCCCTTGTAAACGCTTTGATGGCAGCAAGCGCTGTGCTGTCGCTGATTGCCTGTTCCACGTCCTCCGGTTCCCGGCTTTGCAGCCATGCACACGCAATGACTTGTTGCTGGTCCGAAAGTTTTGCCAACTTCAGTTCGGAAATAGCTAACTGGGTTGTCATCGTCCACGGACGCAGTTCCAGCGGCCCAATCACCGTGTTTTTAAGAAAAAACGGGTTCATTAGAATCGCGCTTGGAACTCCTGCTTGAGCCACTCGGGGCTGTCTGGATAGACGATGCCGAATGCACGTCCATCTTTGCGGGAGATGCCCACCGCTGAAGACTTGGCAAACCGCTTTAGGTCGCGTGCATTGTCCCTGTACCCACGCATCCAAGAGATGTCAGAGTCAGGATTTGCCTTGCACCATTCAAGGTCTTCAAAGCGTTTGCGGAACTCATCAAAGTCGATCGGTTCTCCGTCGACCTTGGCGAGGATGTCGCAATTCACGATCCAGCGGACGTGCGTCTTTCCAGCCTCGTCCACAAAATGCTGAAACCCGCCACGCTTAACCAAAGTACCGCCGCTAGTAAGCCAAGCGGCGATGATGTCAGTGTTGAAACTCTTTCCAGGAGCTTCGTTGTCCTCAAGTAATCGGAGGCGCATAAGTTATTTGTGTTAAGCGTTTTTGTAAATTGTGCCGGTTGCAGACCAGCCGCGAAAGTCGTCGTTTTT